GATCAAATTTTGAATGTAAATATTTTTCAATCTCAACATAACGAGGACTACAAATTCCAAGCCAAAAATATAACTTGAATGGGCAACCATTTTGAATGTTTGACATTCTTTGTTTTATTGATTTTGCGTATCCAATCTTGATGAATTCAAAATTGTTTGTTCTTAAAACATAAGTCATAGGGAGCTTATGAAGCCTTGCATTAGCTTCAATATCACCTATTTCATGGGGGTAATAATGCACAATTTGTTCCTTTATCAAAGGTTATCACTTAAGGTGGACTTGGCAGGTCGGTGATAAAGCGACTTTTCGGGAATGACCCTAGCCTGTCCATAGATTTTACTTCTGATTTTTGTATTGTTCAATAACTTTTAAAAGTATTGATTCAAAGCCTTCTTGCACTAAAAATGATAAAGCATCTTTGTCTAAATGCAACAAACAGTCTGCTGAACCATCTTCGTTTTCTCTTGTAATTTCAAATTCAAAGTTCATTTAGTAGATCCCCCAAATACTTGATGATCCATATAGTTTAATCGCTCTCTAAGTTGAGCCAATTCTTTATTTAAAAATTCAGTTTTGTATTGTAATTGCTTGATTTCTTCGTCAGCTCTCTCAAGCATTTTGATTAGCATTTGTTCTCTATTCATTACCATTCGCTTTCTTGCAACTCAGGCCAAATGATGTGCCAGGATTGCGGGAATATGTCTTTTCTTGTAATTAAACCATTAGATTCACGTTCTAGCGTAGCAGCTAAAAATAAAAATTTATCTGCTGGAATGTTGTTTTTTCGCCACATTGATACTGCATTAGGGGTAACAGATAGCAATTTAGCTACTTTTGTTGTTCCCCCAAGCAAGTCAATGATTGCTGAATCCGTAAGTTTTAGCTTCATGTAAAGAATCTTACACTCTATGTTGTTATTTTGCAAATAGTTCTTGACAACCTTATCAGGATGCTTACAATCAATCTTATAGCAATTTCGCTATGTATTTTCGGGGGAACGAAATGGGTGAATTACACCAACTGATGTTAGAGCATGAAGAACAACTTGAAGAAGCATTAGATGCAATGGAGTGTGGCTGGCCTACACAAGACCAGATCGACATTATTCGTCATGCTTGTGGCAAACCACGCAGTAAGCCTTCTATGCTTGCTTCTGTGTTTGATGATTTTGGTTCTATTTTTAGGAGCGCAAAATGAATCAATCAGAATCAATTGCTAAATTAGCTACAGCTTTGTCAATCGTTCAGGGGAAATTGAGCCATGCAAAAAAAGATTCAGCAAATCCGTTCTTCAAGTCTAAGTATGCTGATTTGGAGTCTGTGTGGGATGCTTGCCGTGATCTTTTGGCTGCAAACGGCCTTGCAGTTATGCAATTCCCTGGAGAGTATATTGACGGCACTATGTCAATGACAACAATTCTGACTCATAGCTCAGGTGAGTGGATTGGTCAACAAATGTCTTTACCTGTATCTAAGCCTGATGCACAAGGCTCGGGTTCTGCGCTGACCTATATGCGTAGATATGCGCTTGCAGCAGTAGTCGGTGTAGTTCAAGCTGACGATGATGCAAACGCTGCTGTGCAAAGCAAGTCTAGTAGTTCAATGAAGTCAATCGCCAAAGATATTTTATAAAGGAAAGAAAATGGCATATACACCAAAAGAAGGATCAGGAAGCTTATTTAAAAATGACCGCAAAACGACTGATAACCATCCTGATTATACGGGCACAATTATGGTTAATGGTAAAGAGCATTGGCTTTCGGGTTGGGTTAAAGAAGGCAAAAAAGGCAAGTTTTTTAGCGTTTCAATTGGTAAAGAAAAGTTGCCATTAGGTTTTAAACCAGCAGGGTCAGACGAGATAACGAATCTCGATGACGTGCCGTTCTAAATTAAAGAAAGGTTTAATATGCAGAACCAAATTAAAGACATTATTAATACTAAATACACAGAAAAGACTTTTAAAGAAGTCGGATATGACGAGGAGCTGCCATTAATAAGCTTCTCACCAGAAGATTTAGCAAGTGTCATTACTGCGGTTCTGCACGTTGCCGCTGATATGTGTTCTAGCGAGCTAGATCGTTTGCGTATTCTTAACTATGCTAAAGGTATTTGATGGCCTGCAAATCTTGTAAGTTTTTTGTATTTAATCAAAATGATATGATGGGAGCTTGTAAACTCAATCCTGTCGTAGTTAATAAAATGCCTTCAGATTGGTGCGGTCAAGAAATACCAGCACAATACGAAGTTGAGATTGTGCCTGCTGCGCCTATAGAATTTGTTTACAATGAAACACAAGCTGTATATGACATCAACACGGATGAAGTAAAACCAAAACGGGGAAGAAAAAATGCAAGAGAACAAAAGTGAAAGTGGACATTGGTACACTAAAGAAGGAGAGCCTTTCTATCGAATTGAAAAATCCGATGGAAAAGGGATGCGAAACACAACTTTGCGAGATGCAAAAAAGCTGGGCCTTTTACCGAGCGTTACTACCATTCTCGGTGTGGCGGCAAAACCAGGATTGAAAAACTGGCTTCAGCAGCAGGCTATCCTTGCAGCCTTAACATTACCACGCAAAGAAGGTGAATCTGAGTCTGATTACCTTGATCGTGTAGTCAATGATTCAAAAGCACAAGGCAGAGAAGCAGCCGACAGAGGAACAATGATTCATGGAGTGCTTGAATCGTTCTTTGATGGCATCTTGCTTGAATCAGTACCCGACTATTGCCGTAATGCTGAAAACGCTTTAAAAGCCTCTTTTGGCAATCGCTTATGGATTCCTGAAAAGTCAAGCAGTCATGAACTAGGATTTGCGGGAAAAGTAGATTTACACGCTAAGGGCGATAAAGTTAAGGGCATACCTGGCGTAGTTGTGGATTTTAAGACTAAAGAATCCCTTTTGGAAAAGGTCGTTCCATACGATGATCATATCATGCAGATCGCAGCCTATCGAGAGTTGTTAGGTATGGCAGATGCTAGATGCGCCATTATGTTTGTTAACGGCACAACAAATGAAGTAAAACTTTGTGAAATTGAAGAACAAGAATTGCAAAAAGGGTTAAAATGCTTTTTCCACTTGCTTAGGTATTATCAAATCAAGTCAGGACTGTAATTTATGGGGTTGGTTACTGGTTCCCCCGCCAAATTTCCTTCCGTGAGGATGCCAACCCCACCCTTTTTATGGGCGAAAGCGAGTGTTTTTATGCTTCACATACATGATTGCAAGTAGCCCACCTTTCCCAAATAGCTCAGAGGTAGAGCAGCAGACTGTTAATCTGTTGGTCGGTGGTTCGATCCCATCTTTGGGAGCCAATTATTTTTCATTTTCTTGACCTAGATCAATTTTTTTATGCAAAAAGAGTATTAAATTACTTCTAACGCAACGCAAACGGGGAAATTATGAAAGACGGTCATTACATCAACACAGTTATTTTTGGTAATACAAAAGTTGAACTGCGTGGGTACAACAACGAAATTACTTACGCTTATATTGGCGATAACGATATTACAGAAATGGCATGGGAATTAAATCTATGGCCTAGTTTTGAAAATGAAATTTATGCACAGGGGGATTTATGAAACAAAAATTAATTGATTGGATTGGCGTAATACTGTTAGGTATGTTGTTTGGTTTAATGTTTGCTTACGGATTTTAATAAAGGAAAAATCATGGTCATGGACACAGAATATGCAATACCTGAAACAAAAAACTATAAGTGCTACAAGATGGGAAACATTATGTATATCCCCCATTATGAAATACCAGGTCTGTTTGTAGGGCCAAGCAAACGTATTGAAACGGGTCGAATCAAAGCAATTTACGAAAGACGTTCTTTTTATAAAGAAGAATTGGTCAGAATGGGCGCATTAGAAACTTATGAGCAGCTTTGGTCAACAAATGCTAGAGATCAAAAATGAACGCAAATGAACTAGCTGATTACATTGAACGCCATAAATACAACTCTAATTATGGTTGTATTCAAGAAGCAATTACCATGTTACGCCAGCAACAAGCTGAAATAGAGGCGTTGAAAAAAGAAGCCGCATTACAAAGGCTATCTGATTTTACTCAAGAGGCTGACAATGAACCAGTAGCGTGGATTTGGACTTGCAGTGAAGATGGTGATAAAGAATATTTGACTAGAGCAGAACCAAGAGGTACAACTAGCAAAATTCCACTCTACACCCATCCAGCAAAAACTCTAACAGATGAGGAAATAATTGAGTTATTTGAAAATCCTGATGACTTTAATTGCATTGATTTTGCTAGAGCAATACTAAGAAAGGCTCAAGAGAAATGAAACCAGTATGGCAACCTCTTATCCCTATCCGTTGGAATAAACGACATGGAGAAGTAGCAGTTCTCCAACAGGCATGGGGTAAACGGGTATTTAACGGTGAAGAATGGGTGCAAACTACAGAATATGAATGGCGAGATGTGCCATATGATATTGAAGACGCTGGGTATTGGTGTAAGGAAGAAGAGAAATGAACGCAAATAAACTAGCTGATTTATTAGAAGTAGACAGTTGGTACAAGCTGGTAACTAGAGAAGAAATAGCCACCATGCTACGCCAGCAACAAGCTGAAATAGAGGAGTTAAAAACCTGTTTAATTGTCGAACAGGAACACAACGAGCTTATGGTAGAAAACCGAAGCAAGTACGAAGCACTAGCACACGCTGGTGGTGTTGAAGTGGGTAAAGAACTAAAGACTCTAACAGATGAGGAAATATTTAAGTTGTGGCAAAAGCATTTAAATGATGAAATACCTGTATTTGCTAGAGCAATACTAAGAAAGGCACAAGAGAAATGAGTTTATGGGATGAAGCTGGCGAGCTTGAAAAAATCGCTAATCAAATAAGTTGTTTAGGCAATGTTTTAGAGCTAGTTGCTGAAAAGATTTCAGAAAATGTAGAAAGTGGCACTTTATGGCTTTGCAAAGACGTATGTGACAACATTAGCCAAAAATTAGACGAACGCATTGTAAATCTGCTCAATATGAGCAAGAAAGAGAAAAAATGAGTTTGCGATCTATTGGAATGGTAGGAAAGACCTATAAAACGGCTTCAGAAGCGTTTAGAGATGCGGATTACGCTATAGCTATACAACGCCCTATCCAAGGTGATTTTGACGGCTTTGGAGCGTTTTTAGGGGCTTTACTGTTTGTAGCTATATTTGCCTATGGTTTTTGGCGTTATGTCAGCTTACAAGCCATTTAGTCAATATTTACACGATGTATTTGATGGCCCAGCTCGCAAAGTAGTCAGCGACTGGGTCAAAATGAAATGGGGTCTTGATGTTAAGGATAACCCTAATAAGTATGGAGTTG